GGAGTAAAAGTGGCAAATAAATTTTCCCAATTATATACTTTAATGCACCAATCACACAAAAATAAAAGCCGCACCCAAATTCAAACTTAGGTGCGGCTATTCTTAAATCACAATCATATACATTTTCTAATTATGGCAAATAAAGTATTTGCCTAACATACATGTCATCCATATACCCTGCGCTATTTTTAGTTACTCGTATATAAGTACTTGACATATAAACAGTAAAAAAGTAATATGGATCTCCTGCATTCATTTGGTACTTATGTGTAACATATTTTTCTGCATAAACAGTTCGTGTACTATTTATACTAGTATTAGAATGGGCTTCCAATGAAATTAAAGCCGATTTAAACGGGTCATTGTTATGAAATATATCAGCAAAGCTTCCATCTTTATTTGCTATGTATGATTTACCTCTCCACACTTCAAATCCTGCTGAATTTATAGCTTCCTGTACTTCTGATTTCGTAGGTATCTCATTTGACGATAAACTAGACCAAGCCATACTGCACCTCCTTTCTCAAAAACAATTCAACACTTTTACGAGGTGGTACACCAATGGTGGATTTCGTCACTTGATTACCTAAATGGGGGGGGATATTAGGAATCTTTCTTTATACATAAATCTGTATTTCATTTATGATTTATATATGTATAAAACAAGACCGTATCTCAATGCTTATACTTTGATACGGTCTTACTAAAATTCTCTATATTCAAATCATTTCTTCAACACTTTCGCTATTTTTCCCAATAGTCCAGCTTTTTTATAATCCCACTCTTCTGCTTTCTTTTCAAAATACGGTATCATCTTATTATGCTCATCCAAACATTTCAATCTCATCAATTTAGTATCAAATTCAGTCCGACACCTACGATAGTCTTCTTCATCCATTGACTTCAACAATGGGCCTAATATAGGTATAGGAGGAGCAGGTGCAAAATATTCTGCTACATCTTCTACCAAATGGGAAAGTCTGTCTATCAGTTTTTTTACTTGTACATCGGTTGTTTTATTTTCATCTTTATTTGCCTTCTCTATCTTTTCCACCTTTTTCACAACTTCTACTTTCTTCTTGGAAAAGGCTTCAAACGGGAACATATAAACTACTGAACATTGTTCAATAGCAGAATTAGACTTCAAATAGGCAGAAACATAAGGTTCATTACCCAAAATGTCCTTATTATCTCTTTTATTTTCATTTCTTGCCTTAGCATTCCAACGGAAATCACTATCAACCATTGAATTAGCCCAAGTACACCAAGCAATAGTACTCCCCACCATCCAAACTTTAAAATACTTATCGCCTTCTTCTCCTGCATATTCAAATGCTTTCTGTGGACTCAAAATGATAATATCACTTTGATTAATATCCGTAAAATTAACTTGCTTTCCTTTACGCAAAGCATTCACGATTTTATCAAACAATACTTCATTGTTTGTTTTCAAATATTCTATAACTGAATTTTCATTATTGCTCATATCTTCTCATTTTAATGTTTTTACCCAATTATCAAATTTCCAATAAACCATACTGCAAAAGCTGTCATATTGGCTACACCAAGTTTCTTTATAAAGATACCAAATGCAGAATTTACCCAAAAATCTCTTGGAGCAATCGTTACTTCCACACTCAAAGCATATCCTATAAAGAATGCTATAATACCAAATACTCCAGCAAGTCCCGAAGCTGCACTTTCAGCCCAAAACATAATATCTATTGCAACTAATGCAATGATATTCAATACTAACAATACGAATGTTATACAACCCATAATTATTTACCTCTAAGTTTCTTTATATTTTCTCTCCTATTTTTTATCTTCTGCCGATCTGATGCAATCTGTTTCTTTAATCGTTCTTTATTATATCCGTTTTTAATATCCTGCTGCGCCTTTTTGATATTTCTTTGACACTGCTCTATTTCTCTTTTTAGTGATTCAATTTGGCTTTTATTGCCAAAAATACTTCCTAAAAGCCCCATAATTCTACTATTTTAATGATTCAACAATTTCATCCACATATACATTTGCAACATTTTCGGCTGTTGCTTTAATGTCTTCTAATATTGGAAACTTTTTGACTATTGCCCCTCGTGCAGTTCCCGACAAATGTGGCAACACTATTGATTTGGCATTTACCACACATTTATCTAAAACCTCTTTCGCTTTCTTGCCTAAACAAACACAAAGATTTGGTCTTACCAAGTCTAATTCTTTTTGCAATATATCAGTATATGTCTTTAATCTACTTTCAGCATAAGTCTTAGACATTTCTCTATCATGTACAAAATACTTATTCGCATCAGTCAAGTATATTGCAAACCCTTTCTTAATCAGACCATTAATCAATAAGTCAGTCATTTTGCCACCACTTCCACTTTTTCTATGGGTTGCATCATGCAGTCCAAATGGACTTGACACTATCGCATCATGGCATTCTTCATACCATTTTGCATTACGTAACGGGTCTTGCGCAATAAGCATAATTCGGATATTATCGACTTGAACATTAAACCAAGTCGGCAAATCCAAACCTATTGCACCTTTATCCGCAAAATCTTTTCTAAACAATGGATTCAAAATAGGAATACAAACAGAGGTAGTATCTGTATATCCATTAAAAGGCTTCAAATCATCGGAAAACTCTTTTTGCCATTCTGCATACGAGAAGTCATAGCACTTTCTCATTTGCTTATAACGAGCCTTTAACATATCTAATTGCTGAATACCCAACAATTCATCAGCAACTAATTTTGGAATATCATCCGACAAATGACAATCATTGCAGAAGACTGTTCTCATACACAATCACTTTGCGCTCTCCCAGTCTCAAAGAAAGCATTTTCTAAAATAGGGAAGGCGCAAGACTGTTATCAAATTCCGTCAATGGGTTCTGGACTACCTCTGCACCGAAAAATGAAAACAGCTCACGCCTTTGGCTGTATATCAACACATCAGTGCTATATATGCAAACCAAAGGGAGCATTCTTTCATATTCCTCAGTGCAGGTGAATTGTCCAGATTCATTGACAAGGAATAAGCTAAACGCTTCCTAAACTATGTCTGTCCCTCTTGGGACAATGCAAATATAGGAACTATTTAGCAAAAATGCTACTTCGTGAACTGCTCTTTTTCTATTTTCAATTCAAATTTACCTATTCTTATGGGGAAATCAAACTTTGATACTTTAATCTTTTATAGGCTGACATCGTAAAATAAGTAAATCTTTCAACATCTGTTAGTCCTCTCGTATTATATCTAAATGCAAATTCATCACAGTATTTATCCAAATGCTTTGGACTTACCTTATGATATATTCCTAATATTCCACGTTTCAAGTGTGACCAAAATCCCTCAATACTATTGGTATGGAATCCGTCTTTTACATATTCACCTGTACTATGTTCAACTACTTTATGAATATAATTTTTCGATATTCCAGTATAACCTTTCCATCCATCTGTTATAACGGTAGAACCTTCCTTGACTAAAGTATTGATTATCGTTTTCAAAACCTTTCCACCGGTATTTGGAACAACGGCTGTATAGGCCATTCCATTAGATAATAGACCTACTACGGGAGTCTTAACTTTAAGGCTTCTTCCTTGTGCATTCTTTACTCTACCTTTATTCTTACCACCGACATAGGTTTCATCAACTTGTGTCATATCATTAAATTGAACTACAAGCTTGTCTTTCAAATTATGTCTTATCCGTTCCAACATGAACCAAGCTGTTTTCTGTGTTACATCTATATCCTTAGATAATTGTATGCTACTTATTCCTTTCTTATGGGCTAAGAATATATACAATGCATAGAACCATTTCTTTAATGACACATGACTACCTTCAAACATTGTACCAATAGTAACCGTAAATCTTTTCTTACATCGTTTACATTTATATAGTCCTTTAAATTCTCCATTAGACTTTAACTTATAATGCTCTTTCGTTTGACAATTACAGTGTGGGCAAATCGGTTCTCCACGCCATTTAATATCTTCAAGAAATTCTCTACATGATTTTTCATCATAAAAGGATTTCATCAAATCAATAAATGACTTTACTTCTCGCATTTGTTTATTCTTCTTTATTATTTCTACAATATTGATTATTTCTGTTTCCAATTGACATGTTATTTTTATTATATAAATATAATAAAAATTCCTAACATATAAAACATAAGTAGTTAAAAATTAGACACTTAAATAAAACAATTGGGTATAATTATCATATACATATATCCTGTAATTATTGCTCATTTAAACATTAACCAAGTGCTTCCAATATGATACTTGGAACACTTGGTTTTTATCTGAGTATAATTATCATATATCTATATAAAAAAATAGAACCCGACTGCTCTGAACAATCGGGTTCCTACTTAAAAATTTTAGCTTATGATCAAAAAAATCAACTTTCTCGACACCAATGGAAGAATTATTGGTTTCGATCTTTACTTTTTAGGTATTCCTGTGTATAAAACCAATTTTAGAAAAACTAGGGTTTACACTTCGGAATAAGGTCATACTCATTAGTACTAGCATCTTCTAAATTTGCAATAAGAAATACTTTCTCATGCAAATTATCAGTTTTATCAAACCAAGTACATTTTACTTTATCCATATATGGAATTCCATTTTCCATATATGGATATTCAATTACTGTCATATCAGGTCCACCTGATTTTAGAGCTACTATTGCTCCAACTTTTAAATTTTCTTTTTTCATACGTTTTTATGCTTAAAAAGATATATGACAATAAATACACAAATCCAATCTCAAGTGTTATCTACTTAGGATTCTTTAACAAAATTCTTTGATTCACTTGAAAACGGGCATAAAAATAGGGAAACCCAAAAGATTTCCCTATTGAAATAAGATATAAACAGATAGAATTAAAATTAGTGCATTAAAGTATATAATTGGG